GTTCCGGTATACCGATTCGTACCTCTGGCGGCTAGTGGCCCCGATGGCGCGCAGCCGAAGGTACTTCTCGGCGATCGGGCCGAACTTCTCCTTCCCGGCCTTGGGATCGATGTACTCGCCGCGGTCGAGGTCAGATTCCATCCGCCGGGCGTGCTTGAGCGCGGCCTCCCTGGTCTGGAATGCCTTGGTCTTCTCCCGGCCGTCCGGCCCGGTCCAGCACGCCAGCCAGCGGCACGCGCCGCGGTTGCCGCCCCGGTCGGGATGGCGGGCCGTCTTGCGGCGTTGCCGGTCGAACCACAGGTCGCGGACTCTCATTGGCTGCCTGCCCCCCGGCCTCCTGACCTGCGCCGCGGCGTGAAACCGATGAACGGCCCCTGCTGAAGAGCGATCGATTCGGAGGTCGCGAGCATCTCGGCGGGCTCACCGGAATCAAATCGCGGCTCTTCGCCTTCCCACCACACCAGGCCATCGTTCCTGTGCCAGATGGAACGCCGCACGGTGTCCGAGTCCACGAGCTGGCCCCCGGGAAGCTCGACGGACCGGATTTCCGGGGCGGGAGCCAGCAGGGTACCCATGGAAGTCCCGATGGCGAGCGCCAAGCCGAAGAGCTCTTCGACTAGCAGGCGCCGCTTACCCCGTTCGGTGCTGCCGACCGTCTGGTGAAGCCACGCGCTGAAACCGAGCGCCCGCATGCGCCCGGCCAGATCTTGCTGGCTGAGACCCGCCCGGCCGCGCTCGGCCTTGATGTTCTGGGCCAGCACTTCCCGGTAGCTCGTCGTCATGCCACCCATCTTGCACTCTGAGAGCGCAGGGCGCAAGACGAAACGAAATACTGCGCTTGCAGACTGGACGATCATGTGATTAGCTACTGCCGCACCTAGAAGGATCAAAACGCATCCTGCACTCTCAGAACGCAGGGTGCCCTGAAGGGAGACTTCATGGCGGCTAGGCGCGCAGGCGGCGGCGTAGCGCTCGGCGACGAGATGCTGACGATCGACCAGCTGGCCGAACTGCTTCACGTCAAGGTCCAGGCTGTCTACGACTGGCGGCACAGGGGCGTCGGGCCACGGGCCATTAGGCCGGCTGGCGGAAGGGTGCTATTCCGCCGCTCCGACGTAGATGCATGGCTCGACCAGTACGCCGACCGACCGGGGGCGGCCTGAGATGCCCCGCAACGCAACGCGGGCGGGCCCCCTCGCCGAAGAGGAACCCGCCCGCGACAATCGAAGCCCCGGCAAGGACCACGAACCGCATTCGCGTGCCACCGTAGCACGCCCTGTCGACGAGCTGGCCGCGCGGCGCGAGCTGCGGTCCTGGGCCGCGACTGCCGCATGGCTGAATCAGTGCGGGTATGCCGCGGCTGTCCCTGGCCACCTGGCCGACCGGCTGCGTGGACGCGGTCTGGTGGTCTGGGTCGCGGGCGAGCGGAGGGTGGCGTGATCGCCGCGGGCCTCCTGGCCGGCGCCGCGCTGCGGTACGCGCGGGCTGAGTGGCCGGTGTTCCCATGCAAGCCCGGGCGCAAGGAACCGGCGACCGCTCACGGATTCAAGGACGCGACCACAGACCCGGGCCAGATACGCCTCTGGTGGACCCGGTGCCCCGCGTTCAACGTCGCGGTGGCCACCGGAGCGCCAGGGCCCGACGTGCTCGACGTGGACGTGCACCCCGGCGGCAGCGGATTCGAGGCGTTCAACCGGCTGAAGCGGGCCGGGCTGCTCACCGGGGCCAAGGCCATCATCCGGACCCCGTCCGGCGGCCTGCACATCTACTTCGACGGCACCAGCCAGCCGAACGGGAGGCTGATCCGGCATCATCTCGACTTCCGCGGGCTCGGCGGGTACGTCCTGGTTCCCCCGTCCGCGGTCGGCGGCAGGCCCTACGAGCTGCTCGACAAGCGCGCCGCATCCGGGCGGCTCGACTGGAAGCGGGTCCGGGAGATGCTCGACCCGCCGCGGTCACCTGCGGCGCGGCGGACTGGTGGCGACCTCGGGCACCTGGTCGCGTGGGTCGCCGGGCTGCCCGAGGGCAACCGGAACGACGGCCTGTTCTGGGCAGCCTGCCGGGCGGTGGAGGCGGGCGCCGCCGACCTCGGCGCCCTGGCCGAGGCGGCCGTCAGCGCAGGACTTACCGAACGCGAGGCATGGCAGACCATCACGTCCGCAGAGAGGCAGATCGCATCGTGAACGAGGTTCCGGAGGACCCCGCGGCGGAGGCGGCCGGGAAGGACGACACGCCGAGGGAGGGACAGGCCCGCAGTGCGCCGCGCGCCGAGCGGGCACTGGACCTGGCCAAGGGGCGCTACACGCTGCGGCGCGGGCTGAAGCCCTACGTCCTCCACGACGCTACCCGCTATGACTTCTCCGGGCCTGGCAAGAAGAAGCTCGGCGCCGACCTCCGGTACGCCTGGCGGCAGAAATATCCTGACGAGCCGCCACCATCGGACCAGGACATGACCAGGGCCATCAGTGACCTTGAGCGCCTGGCCATGGACGTCGACCCTGACCCGGCCGAGGAGGATCCCGGCGCGTTTGTTGTCGCCGGGGCATCCCCTGAGGACGGCGGCATTACTCTCATCGCCGCGAGAGAAGATTGCCCGCTGCCCTACGGCTACCAGATGCCCGCCGACTACCTGGCGCGCCCCGATGGGGGCATCTGGTACATGGCCGGCAGGTGGGGACCGTGCAGGGTGAGCTGGGCGTGGTTCTTCCCGGTCTGCGTGTACGTCGACCCGGACGGCGTCCAGTGGGTTGAGCTGGCATGGCGTGATCACGGCCGGTGGGTCAGCCGCCTGGTCCGCAAGGCGATCGCCAAGAGCGGACGGAAGCTGGTCGCCGAGATGGGAGACGCGGCCCTGCCGGTCACCGACAGCGAGGCGCGCGACGCCGAGAAGTGGATCGCCGCGGCCGAGGCAGCCAACGCGGACATCATCCCGCGGCAGCCGGTCGCCCGGCAGCTCGGCTGGCAGGCCGACTCCAGGACGTTCGTTACCGCGCAGTACACCCCGTGGCGTATCGAGCCCAGGTATGCCGAGCAGGGCGCCGCACTGGCCGCCCACCATCCGCAGGGAACCCTGTCGGGGTGGCAGGCTGCCATCAGGCACGCCAAGCCATACCTGGCAGTGCAGATCGCGGTCTACGAGGGACTCGCCTCCGTGCTGCTCGGCGTCCTCGGCGTCGACTCGTTCACCGTCGATCACCATGGCCGGTCCTCGCGGGGCAAGACCATCTCGGCCATGGTCGCCCTGTCTTGCTGGGCGGATCCGTCCGAGGAAGGCGACGGCCTGTTCTCCTGGCAGACCACGGTCATCGCCGCGGAAAAGCGCCTCAACCTGGTCAACGGCCTGCCCGTCATCATCGACGAATCGCGCCTGGTGAAAGACCCCGGCATCGTCGACACGATCCTTTACTCGGTGCCGAAGAACCACGGCAAACCCCGCGGCGGCGGCTATCCGAACATGATCCCGTGGCGGACCATCGTCATCAGCACCGGGGAGCAGCCCGCCGTATCGTTCACCACCCATCAGGGGGCTAGCGCCCGCGTGCTCGGCAGCAGCAAACCGCCGTTCGGCGCCGAAGAAGAACCGAACCGCACCGCGGCCGAGGCGGTCAAGGCCGGCATCGCGGAGAACTACGGACTCGCCGGCCCGCTATTCGCCGAACGGGTGCAGGCTCTGCTTGCTGAGCCCGGCGGGGCGGAGAAGCTGCGCCAGCGGCACGCCGGGCTGACAGCCCAGCTCCGGGGGGAAACCGACATGTCCGGGCGGCGTGCGCCGCTGATGGCCGTCATCGCCCTGGCCGCCGAGCTGGCCGCCCAGTGGCGGATCACGCCGTTTTCCGTACCGGCCCCGGCGACGTGGATGGAGATGTATAGCGGCGCCGATGACCCCCGCGACAACCGGCCCGAGATGGCTCTCGATGTCGTACGCGAGTACATCGCCGCACATCAGGACAAAATATGGGGCTCTGGTGACACTGAACATCCGCCCGCTACCGGGTGGATCGGCCATGAAGCCAGGGAAGGCCCGGCGCTGCTGCCCGAGAAGCTTCGCGAGGAATTGAAACGCCGCGGCTACGAGCTGGACGCCGTGCTGCCCGGCTGGCTGGACATGGGCGCGCTCTTCACTCTCGACAGCCAGCGGCCCAAGCACCTGATCATGCGCCGGCCGGGCGGACGGCCAGCCAAGCACCTGATCTTCAAGCGCGAGGTGATCTCGCCAGACGAGGACGGGAACCCGTGACCCCCCGGAGTATGCAGAAAAAACCTATACCTCTCCACGGATCTGCGTTGCACCCCCAAAACTGGGGAGTGACCTGCGGAAACACCGCAACGCAGACCTGCGTTGCGGAGGCTTACTGCAACGCACTGCAACGCGGCTGCGTTGCACCCTGCGTTGCACCCAAAACACTCTCTGACCTGCAAGAACATCACTCCATTAAGGGGTGCAACGCAGTAATGCAGATTCGGGATAGTCACCTGCGCGAAGTTCCCACGGACCCCGGCCGCCGCCTGCTGCTCAAAGAGCCTGAGCAGCCGGCGGCGCGGCACGACCGCCTGGCCGAGCTGGCGGCAGCGCGCAAGACGACACAGGACAGGACCGGTGACACATGACTTCTAGGCGAACCCCATGGAAGAACCAGCCCCGCGACACCCGCGCTCACGGGGTCATCGAGAAGTACCTCAGCGAGCACAGAGCCGACTCCGGGACCGAGATGACGATCCCGATGCCGGATCACCGGTCGGCGAACGAGGGCAGACTCAGCGTGCGCCGCGGTGCCCGGCACTTCGGCGTGTCCGCGGCGACCTGGGTGACCGGCCAGGACAGGGAGCAGTGCCCCGGGGAGGACTGCCCGGACCCGCAGGCCCCGCATGCCCTGGTGTTCGCGCTGTGGTCCAAGGACACCGCCCGTACCCACGTCTTCCGCGAGACGGCCGGGAATCCGGCCAACCTGAAATTCAACCCGTGGTCGAAGCGGCCGACGTGACCCACGACGAGGTCATCACCCAGATCGGGCAGCTCGCCGACGAGCTCGGCGTCCGCTGGGTGTATTACCCGCGGACCGTCCAGCTGCGCGGCCACCGCGGCGCCCCCGACGTGCTGCTGGCCGGCCCTGGCGGGGTGGCCTTCGCCGAGGTCAAGACCGGCACCGGGCTCGAGCCGGATCAGGCCGTCTGGCGGGACGTGCTGCAGGCGGCGGGTGCCCGGTGGCATCTATGGCAGCCGGTCAGCTTGTGGGACGGCTCGGTCCGCGGTGAGCTACAGCGCCTGGCCGCCGAGCCCGGCCATCGATAAGGTCCCGCCACGTCCTGAATTGTCCAAGATCTTGGACCATTCGGCCATGCTGGGATAGGTCCGGGCGGCCTGCAGCCGGTACCGGATCTCACGTCAGTTGAGGCCGATCGGCAGGTATCTGGTGACGAGCAGGTCGGCGGCGACCTGGCCGGCATGGTCCCACCGCGGATCGTCATCAGGCGTGCTGGGGTCGGCGGGCCCCTGGCAGATCAGCTCGATCGCCACATACTCCCGCCAGGGCACCCACCATTCCCAGGCTGGACCGCCGAACCGGAATGGAGGATGCCCCGTCTTGGCCCTGGAGACGCAGACGCTGGCCGTCCCGCCGCACACCGGGCACAGGAACTCGCCGATGGCGTAGCCGTGCACCCCAGCCGCGGCCGCGGCCGCGACGATCTCGTTGGCCTCGGCCTGGCTCAGCCGGTCGTCCGGCGTTCCGTTCACTGCTGGTGTGCGACCCGGTAGGCGAGCACGACGAAGAACCGGCCGACGAACGCGCCGAAGAACACCAGCATCAGCCACAGGAACGCCTCTTTGGCGTTCCGCGGCAGGTACGACGGCCCGGCCTGCATGCGTCGAGCGTACAGCGTTCTCCCCTCGTTCTCCCTGGCTCCCGCGCGCGTGGTTCTCCCCGCCCTGGAAAGCCCGCCGCGGATGTTCGCGTACAAATTTACGGCGCGGCGCAACGAGTACCTTTACCTGCCTGGATGCGATGCAATGGATTGGCACAACGCATTCGTAAGGGCACAAACTAGGTTCCATGACGGTTCTGCCCGACCGGAATAAGCCCCGGTACTGCCCTGTATGCAACGAATTGCTTCCGGTGCGCGTTCATGGCGTGGTCGGGACTTACTGTTCGTCAACTTGCCGGTCACGGGCCAAACGGGCCCGGGATGCGGCTAAGGCTGGCCTGCCTGCCCGTCATCCGTCTTTGATGGCCGCGGTAGTCCCGGTGCCGCCGGCCCGGGCCCCGGTGGCGGTCCCCGGGCCCTCCCCGGCGCCAGTGCCTGCATCGCGGAGTCATGTCTCGGCGGCTGTTACACCCCGGTGCCAGGCGTGCGGCAGGGCTGGCAGGTTGTACCGGTTCCGCGGGTACACCCCGGCGGGGCGCCTGGCCGTGGAGACGGCGGTGCTGTGCAGCTATCACCGGGAACTGCTGTGGGCCTGGTGGCAGGGCCGCGCCGGAATGCCCGCAATTACCGCGCCGTAGCCCGGCGGAGTCCATCACCGGAGCGTGGCCCGGGACGTGGCGGGGACTCGCCGGGGCGGCTCATGCTTCCATGACCGGGCCTGTCCCGCCTAGAATGTTCATGACCAATGCAAAACTGTTACTGCTGGCTGCGGGCCCGGCACGGGCACGGCGAGCGCACCGGAGGGACATCGGGTGAACACCAGGACCCAGCTCACCGTTCCGGCCGAGCTGGCGGCCGCGGCGCTCCGCCGCAGTGGCCTGCCCCGGGATGCGGGCCTGTCAGCGCTGGCCCGGTTCGCGCTGGCCCGGCTCGCGGGCTGGCCACCGGCCGCGGCGCTCACGGTGGCGAAGGGAAAGGGAGGGCGGGCATGAGCTTCTGGTCCGATCTCGTCGGCGCCGTGGAGCGGATCATCGCCGAGGGCCCGGTGCAGGGCGGCGCATCCGCAGCCGCCACCGCGATCACCGGGCAGCCGGTGGGCGGCACCGTCGGCACCACGGGCTCGTATTCCGGGATCACGCCCACGGATACCGGCGCCTCGCTGGCCGGGTTCGTCACTGTCGTCGAGGGTATCTGGGCCGAGCTCACCGACGTGCGCATGTGGGCAAGCCTGGGGTGGATGGTGCTGGGCATCATCCTGATCTTCGCGGGCGCGCTGTGGTGGGTCGGGCCCAGCGCGGAACGGATGTCACCAGTGGCGCTGGCAGCGGAAGGACTGGGCTGATGACCGGCCTGGAGATTCCCGGCATCGATCCCGCCATGGTGCGGGTGCTGGCCGTGATGGTGTTCGGCGTAGGCTTCTGCTTCGCGCTGGGTGGCCTCTGCGGTCTCGCCTCGGCGATCCCGCCAACGCGGCGGCGTGAGCCATGGTGAGGTTCGCCCCATGCCGGTGAAGATCCGCAAGACCGGCCGCGGTTACCGGGTCACCGATAAGGGCCGCGGGCCCGCCGGACGCACAACCAAGACGAAGGGGACGGGATGAGCAGGAGCCGCGGCAGGCACGGGCCACGCGAGCCGGAGCTCAGCGAGGCGGAGGCCCGCGAGTACGGGATCCGGGACACCGGCCGGATCCCCGGCGGCCTCACGCACCTGGCCAACCCGCCGGTGCGGCAGTATCAGCCGCCGGTCCCGCCGAAGCTGAAAGAGTTCCGCGGGCAGGACGCCCACGGGGTCCCGCCCGCCGAGGTCGGCGAGTACAACCGGGAGGTGCAGCGGGAACGCCAGCACCCCTATGACCCCAAGTTCGCCGATCAGCCGCCGGTCCCGTCGCCGGTCCCCGTCTACGTCGTCGAGAAGGCCGGCGGGCCCCGGCCGCTGAACGAGGCCGCGACCGGCCACCTGACCGTCCCGGCGTACACGGCTCAGCCCGTGCCGGTCTGCGGGGAGGATTCCCGCCGGTCCCTCGTCCAGCTGCTCAACGAGGACTCGACCCATGACATCCGGTTCGGGAAGCTCGAGCAGCTCCAGTTCGACGCGGCCAACAGCGTGATCACCGGCGGGTCGCTGCTTCCCGCCGCGGCGACCGGGTACACGGTGATCCGCACCCAGGGCGACCTGTGGGTCATCTCCGCCGATTCCAGCACCCCGAAACTGTCGTTCATCCTCGAATACGGCATCCCGGACGCGCTGTGACCCTTCACCTCACGCCGGTCATCACCGCGACGCTGGCCCACCGGAAAGCCTCGTCGGACTGCTGTGGCGCGAAGCTCGGCGTCAGCACCGCGGATGAGGGCACATCGTGCTGGATCTGCAGCGCCTGCGGCAGGCCGTGCGACCGGGTTCTCGGCCCGCCGGAGGAGGTGACGGCCCGTGGCTGATGGCCTGTCTACCACCGTCGCGAACGCCGCGCTGAACAACATCGTCGGCACGAACGCGGCCTACGTCCAGCTGCACACCGGCGACCCGGGCAGCGCGGGCACGTCGAACGTGTCATCGGTGACGACCCGCGAGTCGGTCGCCTGGGGATCGGCGTCGGCCGGGTCGGTCAGCGCCAGCAACGAGCCGGAATGGACCAGCTGGGCGGGGACGTCACCGGAGACGGACACGGACATCTCGCTGTGGTCGGCCAGCTCGTCCGGGACGTTCGGCCTGTCGATGCAGCTCGCCTCCTCGGTGACCATGGACACGGGCGACTCTCTCACGCTGACCTCGATTGAGATCACCCTGCCGACGGCCAGCTGATGCAGACCCCCGCCAGCCATGCCGTCACCCGGGCCGGCCCGGACGGCACCGTCACCATCTGGGCCTGCCCGGCCCACCTGAAGGCCACCATCGCGCAGCTGCGCGCGCCCGGCGCTAAGCTGTCCGTCGGGCTGGCCAACCGGGACGCCGGGGGCAACCCGCTGGACGTCCCCGTGCACGGCTGCAAGGGCTGCGGTGCCCGGTGGGCGCCGATGAGGCGGACCGGTGCATGAGCATCCTCCTGGTCCAGCACGCCAGCAATAAGAGCACCACCGGGACCAGCCTCACCGTCACTCTCGGCGCGGCCGCCACACTGGCGAACTGCCTGGTCGTATGCGCCACCGCGGTACCGGTCTCGCTCTCCGGCAACACGACCATTTCCGGCATCAAGATCGGCAGCAGCGCCGACAATTTCGCGCAGGCCGAGACCGAAGCCGAGACAACCGACTCCGTATCGTCGTTCATCTGGACAGACCAGGATATCGGGACGAGCTCCGCATCTGTCGCCATCACCTGGAGTACGTCATCCGGCGGCGCCGCGGATGTTTATGAATGGTCCGGGGTGAAAACCAGCAGCGCGGTCGACAAGACCAACGGCGCCAACAACACGTCCAAGAGCTGGTCCTCCGGTTCCACCGGCACGCTCAGCCAGGCAAGCGAAGTAGCGGTCGGGGTCAACGGGTCCGACAGTTCCGGCACGAATACCGTAACGGGCCCTGGCTCGCCGTGGACCAATGAGGCGCAGCTGACCACCAGCTCGGGCGGCGTGCCGCTCCAGCAGCTATCCGGGTATCAGGTGGTATCGGCAACGACCGCGCTGACCTGGAGCGGATCGGATAGCGCTACCTCAGTTGCGAACGCGACGTGCATTGCCACGCTGGAAGCGGCCTCCGGCACCCCGCATACCGATACGGCCAGCCTCACCGTCACCCCGTCGTTCACCGCGGCCCGTACCCGCGGCAAGTACCGCACCGCGGCCCTGGCCGTCACCCCGTCGTTCACCGCGGCCCGTACCCGCGGCAAGTACCGCACCGCGGCCCTGGCCGTCACCCCGTCGTTCACCGCCAGCCGGATACAGGCCCACGTCCGCGCGGCCACGCTGGCCGTAGAGCCCTCGTTCACCGCCAGCCGCACGCAAGCCCACGTCCGGTCCGCCAGCCTCACTGTGGACCCCGTGTTCACCGCGGAGGGCCAGCAGCACGCTGGCGCGCAGTCCCGCACGGCCAGCCTCACCGTCACCCCGGTATTCACCGCCGCCGGCGTGGTCAACCGGCCGGCCCCGGCCACCGTCAGGTACCCCTACCACCACCGGGAGACGAACCGCTGATGTTCCCGATCACCGAAGTGCAGGGCCTGCTGAAAGCCTCCGGCACCTGCACCCTCGACTCGGCCGGGTACGGGGTGATCCTCCTCGACCCGGACAACGCCCGGCAGCGGTGGGAAGTCGCCTCCGTCGTCGTGCAGACCAACCAGGCTGCCACCGCCACCGTGGTCCCGGTTGCGACCGTCGCGGTCAACACCACCGACATCAGCGTCCTGTCCCCCGGCAACAACCGGGGCCAGTCCTGGTCCGGGAACCAGGACGTCTTTTCGGGACAGGTCGACGTCGGCCCGTGTGACACGCTGAGCATAGGGTTCGGGCCGCCGCCCGGTGCCAGCGCCGGCCAGATCGCGGACCTGTCCGGGGTGATCTGCACCGCCGTCGTCACCGGCGCCAAGTACACCCGCCGGAGTTAGGAGAGCGTGATGGCCAGGCCGGGACCGCAGTACCTTCCCCATTCGTGCGACTGCCGCGGCCCCCGGGGCCCGGCTCTGCGGTCCGGCACGACCGCCGCGGGCTGCTCGACCGCCTGCGGCCAGCTGGCCGAGGTCGGCGACCGCCGAGGCCCCGCGGTCTACGCGGCCCCGATCTACAGGCAGGCCGGATGATGCCGGACGATGACCCGATGGCTGTGGCCGGGTACGCGCCATGCGCAGACCTCGGCACCGATCCTGCCGTGCCCGTTCAGTGCCCGGGGCGGGCCTGGCCGACCGCGGCCGTATGGATCGCGCCGGGGCTGTTGCTGGCGACTTATGGCGTGTCCGATTGCGGGCATACGGCGGAAACCGTGTTCGTACTCACGATTCCAGAGGATGCAATAGCCAATGACACCTGAAAACCCGCTCGTCGGGTCGACCGTCCTGCGGCGGCCCGCGATCCAGTCACCCAACTACGTCGCGGGCACAACCGGATGGGCCGTGTTCGCGGACGGCACCGCCGAATTCAACAACGTCACGCTGCGCGGTGAACTCGTCGTCGGGGAAACCCCGAATCCTCAGATCATCATCGAATCGGTCGGCGGGATCGGGGAAATCAACCTGCCGACGAACGCGGCGATGGAGGCATCCCCGGCGCAGATCGCGGCTGCTGCACTCGGCTCCGGGGCCAGTGAGATCACGGCGGCTATCTTCAAGGGCCCGGTATCGACCGGGGCCAGCGATCAGGCTTATGTCGAGCTGGTCAGCAATGAGCACTCCGGCGGGACTTCAGCTGAAGGGGTCCTCGGGTACGCCGACACATCCTCTGCCGATCATGTCGCGCTGAACTGGGATGACCAGGGTGTCCATATTCCCGAGACGCTGTACGGTACCGGCGGGGTCCTGACCCTCGGGGATGCGGTCACGATGCCGTCGCTGACGCTCGGCGGATATGGCATCTCGTCGCAAGCAACACCATCGATCACGACCGTCCCGCACAACCCGAACGACCCGCAGTACGGCGGCAGCGGCGGCACTACATGGGTCAGCGGCGAGCGCGCGGTGCTGGACGGGCAGATCGACGATATCAACGCCAACTTCTCGGCGATCAAGTCGGCGTTGCAGGCGGCAGGTATCTGGCATTGACCTCCGAGTTGCAGGACCGGGGGGCTGATCTCGTGACCGCCGCGCGGGGCGAGCTCACACGCGCGGGGTGCGCGGCCCTGCTAGCCACGTCAGTAAAGGTCGAGAGTGCGCAACTCGTTCCGGTGCATTGCCGCCCAGTATTCGGCGCGGTCCGCGCGTCGGCGGATAGCATCGGCATACCTGCTGGTCTTACCGGCGCTCTCGCACAGCGCAGCAAATACGAAAGCCCTGACAGTTAGCATGGTCGCTTGCCGCCTCTCCTGATTCATAACAGGTGATCACCGATTTCCGGTCATCGCCAGGATCGTCGGGCTAGGGGAACCTGTACCCGCCGAAGTAGACCGTGAGCATGATCACTATCGACCAGATAGCAATACGCCGCATGCACCATAGGAACGCGTCTATTGCACGGCCGGTCACAGCGATTCCAGCTTGTCGAGCACGTCCCGCAGCTGGTATCGGCAGACCACCGTCTCGCCGTTCTCCGCGGGGATGACGGCCCGCCAGAACCCGTCCAGCTCGATCGTGATCTCGGGGTGACGTGCGCGGAACTCCATCAGCCGGGGCACCTGGTCACCCTCGCCGCCACTGGGCAGGACCCGCAGCACGCCACGCCCGGTCACCGGGGGCGCCTTCCGTGGCTGATCCGCAGCGCGAGCGCCAGGCCGTCCGCCGACGCCCGGGTGAGCACGTGGCCGGTGCCGTCCCTGCGCGCCGCCCGCCACCGGGCGTTGCCGCAGCCGATATCCCAGGTGGTGCCCCAGTCCAGCCGGAGCGCCTCCAGGGCCTGGGTCTCGGCCAGCCTGCTGGTCTCGTCTCCGGTTCGGCTTGCCGCCGTCCCTCCCATTGACGTTCCTCCCATCGTGTGCCAATCGCGGGATACCGGCAGTCAACCGCGCACCGCGAGTAGCCTGGGAGTGGTGGACCGTGGCCTGCGGGTCGCAGGTCCACAGCGGTCCACAGGTCCACACCCCCCGCGCGATTGGCACACGCGAATGGCGGACTTCGCCGTCGAGGTACGGCGCTTGATGCGCGAGCGTGGCATGACGCTACGCGGTCTCGGCCGCGCTGCGAACTACGACCCGAGTTACCTGTCCAAGGTCCTCAGCGGGCAGAAACCATGCAATCCGTCGCTCGCCGCGCGGGTCGATGACGTGCTCGGCGCCGGGGGGACGGTCAAGGCTGCTGCTGCCGCGTTCAACGGGAACCTCAGCCCCGCCGAACATGACCGGCTCGACTGGGCGGCACGCCATCCGCGGCACGCGGACGAGGCCGCGCTGGAATCCCTCACGTCGGTGCTCGCCGCACAGCGGAAGACCGAGGATGCCCTGGGATCATCCGCCGTGCTGCGCCCGGTGCTGGCACAGCTCGCGGTCGTCGACACCATGGCCTCCGAAGCGCGCGGCCCGCTGCGGCCCGCCGTGATCGACGTGGCACAGCAGTGGGCGCAGTTCGCCGGATGGCTTCACCTCAACGTCGCCGACCATGCCAGGTCGGCGGCCCGGTTCCGGCAGGCACTGGAACATGCTTCCGAGATCGGCGACCGGACGATGGTCGCCACGGTGCTGTCCTTCCGCGGCTACGCGGCATGGCGCGCCGGGCAGGCAGGCCCCGCGATCGGGCTTGCCCGGGCAGCCGCGGAGGACCCGCGGGTGGCACTCAGCCAGCGGGCCTATGCCGCCATGCTGGAGGGACGCGGGCATGCCCTGGCGGGGGATGCGGCGGCGGCAGAGCGGAGGATCGGCGACGCGCTCGGCCTGGCCGGCCAGCTCGCCGATAGGCCAGATCAGAACCGGCCGTGGTCCTACTGGTACTCGCCCGGGTTCTTCCAGTGCCAGGCGGGCGTGGCGCTCAGCCAGCTGGCGCATATCCCGCGGTTGCGTGAGCGTGCCACCGCGGCGCTTCTCAGCGGCTACGAGGCGCTTCCGGCGGACGAGAGGCTATCGGACTGGGCGGGCGGCTACCTGGCCGCCCTGGCTCGCGTGCATGAGCGCGCCGGGGATGCCGGGCAGGCGTGCGCCGTGGCGCTCGACGCGGCGGCGATCGCGCGCCGCACCGGATCGGCCAGGCTGCTGGGGATGCTCCGCCAGCTCGCCGCTTCGCTGGGCGCCCGCTGGCCGCAAGATCCGCATGTCGCCGAACTCCGCGACGCACTACGCTGACGGCCACGTGTGCCAACACGCGCGGCGCCCCGCCAGGTCCTGGACCAGCGGGGCGCCGTTCACTTCTTGCCCAGGACGCGGGTACCGAGACGCGGCTTACGGCCCGATCCGCCGCATCGCTTGCACCGGCCGAAGCGCCGGGCGTTGCTGCCCGCGTTCCGGCCGCCGCCCCCGCAGCGACGGCAGCTCGTTTCCGGCCAGATCCGGAGGCTGGCGTAGTACGCGGCGCCGCACAGCAGCCCGATGGCGATAAGCGCTCCCATGAGGTTGGCTCCTTGTGAGGCCGGCGGGGGCCAGTGGATTTTTCTACGTGGCTGTGATGCCCGGTCGCGGGCCTGTGACCTGCGGAAGTGATGTTTGTGAGGTCGGTTAGGTCAGTGAGGTCACGGACCTCAGAACGTGCTACAGGACACCTCGGGGGAGTTCTCGCGAACATCACTCACTCACCTCGCGGACGGCCGGAACACGGGAATCCGGAACAGATCCGGGCAGGCGATGACGAGGCAGGATTCATGCTCGCACCAGCCGACGCAGACAGGCCCGATGAAGTCGGCGCGGATGTACTCGATCATGAGTCGGCCCTCTCGGCTAGAACACGGTGGAGTTCGGGAGGGTCAAGGCACTGCACCCCCGACACGTTGACGATCTTGACCCCCTCGGACTTGAGGGCGCCCCCGAGCTTGACGGCGGTCATGCGCTGGTAGGGCGGCCACGTCGGGGCGTGCTTCCGCAGCAGCCCGATGGCATCGCGCAGCTTGACCCGCTCGGGGCCGAGCACGTCGGCCAGGTCGCCGAGCAGGTCACGCGCCTCGACGGCCGCGGCCGCGGATGCCCCGGCCCGCGTCCCGGGCGCCATGGCGGCCACGGCCCGCGCGATCACGTCGGCCGCCGCATCGAACCCCGTGTCGTCGTCGACCTCGACGAAGTACCAGCGCAGCAGCTCGAACTGTGCCTCGGACACGCCCGTGATGAGGCTGGTGCCGCGGTCGCGGCCGGGGCGCAGCTCGGTAGCGCGGATGCCCGCGGCAAACGACCCGTCGCCGAGGAAGCCATCGTTCGAGCGCCACGTCTTGACGTAGAAGCACGCATTGACGCTGACCAGCTCGACCAGCTTCGGCGGTATCGCCTCCTTGCGGCTGCTCTGCGTGTCGAACAGCAGCGTGATGGCGGTCTTGCGGGCCCGCTTCGCCGTCCTGGTCGCGAGGTCGGCGGCAATGGGCCCGTACTCGGGATGGGAGAACAGCTCGTGGCACTCGCTGAACAGCGCGACGACCGGGCGCATGTCCGGGTGATCCTGCGCCAGCTGCCGCGTAACCTTCTTGGCGCCCAGGTCCGCTAGCCGGGCCTCGCGGCGGCCGACCTCGGCGTAGAGCTCGTGCAACCGCTGGACGGCGGCGGCGATGGCGTCATCCTCGATGCCCTTGACGTACCGGGCCAGCCTCGGCCGGTAGGCGTCGAAGTCGCCGTTGTTGGCGAACACGAACACGTCCAGCTCGGCGAGTGGATCCAGCGCGCACCCGAGCATGATCACGCGGCAGGCGTTCGACTTGCCCTGCCCCATCTGGCCGCCGCACACGGTGTTGTTCCCCACCACCGGGATAGTGATCTCGTCACCCCGTGGCGACACGCCACCGGGAACCCCCTTGAATACGTCGGCGGCGCCCTCGTGCAGCAGCGGGTACTCGGGTGCTGGCTTGGACAGGACCCCGGTGTCAGCGATCCACGTGGCCACCGTCCCGGCCGGGCCGGTCCCGGCGCGCTCAGCGTCGGACGGCCACACCTCGATCTCGGAGCGGTGGACGTTCCGCGCCAGCACGGGCCTCTGATCGGCGATCATCGCCGCCGTGACGCCGAGCGGCAGGCTGTAGACCGTCGTGTAACCTCGGCCGTCCCGCACCGGCAGCGTGTGGAACGTGGGCTTCCATCCCTCCTTGAATGCCTTCCGCAGGGCCGGTATCTGGAGGTTCTGCAGGGCCAGGACGATCGTGTCAGCAGTGACGATGACCCCAGTGTCCGCGTCATCGGCCTTCTTGGCTGCCAGCCATCCCGACCCGGCGTTCGCGTACCCGCGGCCGATGTGCCAGAGCGCTCCTACGGAGATCCACGGCAGGGCCAGGACGACCGGGCCCCACGAGACCGACAGGACGATGGCGACCAGCTCGGCCACGCGGGCGGCCACCTCGAACGGCACGGCCACCTCGCCTATGTGCCTTGCGGCGATGGCTAGCAGCGTGCCGAACGCGGCCAGGACGAGGAACAGCCCGAGAGCCAGCTTGGGCAGGACGAGCAGGACTTGGACGGGCACCTGTACCATGTCGACGCGGCGTGCATGCCGGTCCTTGCGGAACTCGGCGAGGCGCTTCTCCCACTCCAGGGCGGCCTCGTGGTTGCCCGCGGCCTCGGCGGCGCGGAACATCCGCTCGTAGCGGGCGGTCGTGCGGCTATCCCAGAGCCGTTTCGTTACGACAGCGGCCCCGAGAGGGATGTAGGCGAGATGACGGCCGGCCCGCTTCGCATGCTCGTGCTGGACGACGATGCGGACGACGTGGACGGCCCGCGGCGGGCCCGTGGGCAGGGCTGGCGGGTCGTCGACCACCAGGCCATCAATGATGTCCGGTTCAAGGTTGGCCGCGTCGGGTACGGCTGGCAGGTTGCGCGGTTCGTTGTCGTCGGCGTGGCCTTGGGCCATGCTGGTTACCTCACTTCGGTGAGAGAGCCAGCGGCCGGGTTTGGCTTTCCAGGGCATGGGCCCGGCCGCTGGCGGCTTGTTCAGTTCTGGGACTCGGCTACCTCGGGGTGCTGGCCGTTCAGACTGCCGACCAGCTCGGCCACCTTCGGCCAGGAGACGTTCCAGACGGCGGCCAGCTGGCGCTGTGAGGGCGGCTCGCCGAGGCAGTCGCGCCCGTGGAGATAGGCCAGCACCACGGCGCGCTCGGGCGCATCAGCCAGCTTGTGACCACACTCGCGCCCGCTGGCTCCTGATGGCTTGGCGCGGGCCTTGAGCCACCGTTCCAGGACGAAGCTAGCCAGCGAGAACGCGGCGGCGGGCCACGCTGCCACCGTGGCAGCGAGCGGCCCGTGGCCGACCCCGGACTCCACATTGGCGAACAGCGTGGCCCCGATCCCGGGGACCACCCCGAGCCAGCCGAGCGCCGATCCGGCGAGCAGGATCACCGACCCGGCCACGATCAGCCCGTCGACCGCGAGCGGCAGCAGGTGAGCGTCGGCCGGGGACTGGCCCGTGCGGAGGCCGAGGGCGACGATATGCGAATAGCTGACCACCCCGGCCACGACGGCCACCGCGCGGCGAGTACATCGATCCCAAGGCCGGGAAGGAGAAGTTCGGCCCGATCGCCGAGAAGTACCTTCGGCTGCGCGCCATCGGGGCCACTAGCCGCCAGAGGTACGAATCGGTATACCGGAAC